GCACAAAGAGACATGGCTTTTGCGACGAGAAATTAGCCGCCCCAAAGGCGCAGACTGGGATGCCAACTATTGGGAACCGCTGTACACCGCACCGCGCCAATGGCAAGGGCTGACGGATGAGGAGATCGAACAGGCATGGGCATCAATGAACCACGACCCGGCTGCGTTCGTGCATTTCGCGGGTGGTGCGTTGTGGGCTGAAGCAAAACTTAAGGAGAAGAACGGATGACCCCCTGCCCTGTTTGTGGCGGCTACCTGCGCGCCTACCGGCGTAAGGTGGCGTTTCGCATCCGTCGATGCTTACAATGCAAAAAGCGGTTCAAGACCGAAGAGGTCATCCTTTATGAGGTTGGAACCATGACCGAAGAACGCTTGATCAAGTTCATGTCAGAACGCAAGGGCTGGCAGTCGTATGAGACGATTGCCCGTCACTTCTGTATCAGCACTGACGCGGCTCAGGTCGCTATCAAAAAACTGGAGAGGGAAAACCGTGTCCAATTCAAACTCGGGGAACGAGGGCGCAAACTCTGGCACCTCGTCGACAAAGAGGTCGCCCCGCCTGCGCCGCGCAAGTCCCGCGCCAAACCGCAGCCCGATCCCGTGGCCGTTCCCGCCAACAGGGTTTACCGAATCGAAGACGGGGAGAGTCGAGCCGCCCCTAAACCCCGAACCAAAGCCCCGACGCAGCCGCAAAGCTGGTTCAGCGTCCTTGGTCAGTGAGGAGGCACCGTGGTGACCGACTGGACACCGGAGGAGGAAGAAGCCTGGCGCGAGTTGGAGCGGCGCTGCCCGACCAAGGAGCAGACTCTCCAGCTCGCGCAGACGCTGGACGGCGGGGTGGTGTACCTATGCCGCTTCTGCGGCGACTACCACGTCAGACCGCTGCCATCACCAGAGCAGTCCGTCTGACCTCCAGCACGCGCCGACCCCAGCCACGGCCGAAGTGTTCCCACGTCTTGAGCTCTTGCAGGAACGCGAGCCGCTTGTCGCAGTACGCGTTGATGACATCCGGCGCCGCGATCGCCTCGACCGCCGCCAGCGTCCGAGGGCCGAGCACGCCGTCAGGCGTGGTACCGGCCACCTCTTGCAGGAACTTGATCGCGCGGCCAGGCCCGCTGTTGACCGCCGTGTCGAAGACGACATAGTCGATGCCGGCGGGCAGCGCGCCGCACCGTGGGCGGTCCCAGTACTTGTCGCGGTAAAGCGGCGTCACGTCTTCGACCGTCAGCGCCTTGATGGCGTCCACGCTGACGGGCCGCCCGACCCAGCGCTCCCACGTCTCCTTGGTCACGCCAAGGTTGGTGGCGCCGCCGGGGTCGTGAGGGTTCAGAACGAAGCCGTTCTCATGCTGGAGGACGTGCTGGAGGCACTCCCCGAACCGGGTCATCGACGCTTGTCCCAGATCGACCAGCCGAGCCCGGCGAGCGTGGCGAGCGCCCCCACGATCCCTTCCCACGTCTCGCCATCAATGCCCCAAGACACCGCGAAGCCGCCGCCAGTGGCGGTCAGGACGTGCCGCACAACGGCGGTCAGGACGGTTGCGTTCATGTTGTCTCCTTAGAGTTTGACGACAAGGCTCAAGAGCAGCACGATGATGAAGCCGGCGCTGCCAATCAGGATCTGTTCCAGCCGCTTGAGGCGAGCGTTGATGCCCTCATAGCGCACCGTGCAAACTTCTTCGTGCGTCATCAGTCGGGCCTCCACTTCGTTGATGCTTCCCATTGATAAGACTCCATTCAAAGCGTCGGCTCGATGCGCGGCTGCGCCGGAGCCCTTGGTCTGACAAACAAGCCGCGCAGCGCGTTCAGCCCACGCGCAAACGGGAGGAGTGCCTCCGGATACACCGGCCGAAGCGCCTGCGCGCGCAACTGGTTCTGGTACTGCTGCTGGCGGTATGCGTCCTCGGCAGCCTGCTCGCGACCCTCGTAGGCGCGTAAATTGTTGAGCGCGACCTCCGCAGCACGTTCGTTCGTCTGCTGGATCAGCCGCTCCATCATCAGCCGGCGCGGCTCGAACGCCTCGTTGACCTGGCTCTCAATCGCGTTTCGCATCTCAAAGTCGCGCATGGCGGCCAGATGCTCGTCAGCGGCCTGCCGGTTGAGCCCCAAGATCTTCGCGCGGTCGCTGGAGTCGGCGAGCGCCTGCTGCTCGGCAGCGTCGGCCTCGGTCTGCGCGGTGGCGCGCTGGATCAGACGGCGGTCGGCAGCGGCGTCCGACTCGGCCATGCGCCCCTCGCGCGCCTGCGGGGTGTAGTACTGCCAGAGTTCGCGGTCCTTGGCCGGCAGGTCGGCGGGCATCATCGGCAGGCCTATCAGATCGGTCGCCTCGCGACGCGCGCGGGTCGCCTCCAGCATGGCGTTGTTGCTGGGCCGCGCGGGCCGGTCGTCAGCGCGCGCGGTCGTGTAGGTCTGGACGCGGTTGGTCTTGGGGTCGCGCCAGCGGAAGGTTGTCTCGCCCCGCGCTCGCGCGTTGGCGAACGCCTGGTTGAAGGTCAGCCCGCCGCTTTCGGCGAGGAGGTTGGCGAGCGGGTCGGCCATGTCAGTCCTCGCCTGCGCTGATGGCGCCGCCTGCGGTAACTGTCGCAGTGGTCGCCGGCATCCAAGACTTGTCGTTCGACAGCGCCCGAATGACACGGTTGCGCTGCGATGGCGGCACAGTTTCCAGTATCTTTACTAGATCCGCGTTGGTGCGAACCGCGCGCATGACGATGTCCATCGTCTTGGTGTCGACCTTATCGGCCAAGATGTCCAAGATGCGGTTGCCAGCGGTTACCTTGGGATCGAAGAACGAAGGCAGCTTGAACAAGCCTTGGCTTTCTTTAAGAATCGTTTCCAGCGGCACCGCCCCGCGCTGGATAGCGGTCTTGATGGTACCTTGCTGCTCCACAGCAGCTGCCAGTTTGTCCAACGTCGGGTAGCGCGCGCCCATCTCTTTGACGATGTCGTACTTGCCGCGCCCAAACACCTTCTCAATGTCTTCAGGCCGATCGCCGCGCACAAGGCGAACATATTCCTCACCAGACTTAGCTCTGTCTTTCGGAAACAGATCCAGCGCCTGCGCCGCAACCTTCTGTTGGTTGACCTCGGCCATGCCAGACTCAAACGCTTTCAGGTAGTTGCGCCAGCCTGTGCCGCCGGCTGCTTCAATCGCGTCATCAATGATTGGTTTGATGTCAGACAGAATACCTGCCGCAACTTGACGCTGCGACTCAACGCTTTCGTTGGGGTAAAGCTTGCGGATGACGCTGGCGACTGAGTTCTTGCGAATGGCTTCAAGCGCGTAAGGGTCTATGATGCCGTTAGCGTCGGTCCATTTTTTGATGTCGGACATCACGCCAGTCAGCGCCGTTTCAAACGCTTCGTTACCAGCTGTTTCTGGTTTCGCGCCAAGCGCCCGAATTTGATTTACTACGTCAGCGGTTTTTAACGGCTGCAACCCTTCAGCGGCAAGACTGTCAAGCTGGTACTGCTTGAGGCGCGCCGTAGCACCGAAGTTCAAAGACCCTTCAGCGGCCTGATCCATGAAACGGTCGCCCGCTTCGTCCATCTGAAGATAGCGCGCCGTCATGTCGGGGCGTTGACCCATCAGCACACGCGGCTGGGTGGCTTCTGTCGCGGCGCCTTCTTGCGCAGCCTGCCGCGCGCGGTCCAGCATCCGCACATCCTCGACTTTGTTCGTTGCTGCGCCTTGGAATCGAGACACGTCTGTTTCAAAGCCAGGCGCGTAGCGCCCTGCCAATCCGGCGCCCGTCATCGCTTCTTCGCGCATCGGCGCGGTCATCCCACGCAGGTTCAGCTTAGTTGCTTCGCGAGTTCTGCGGGCCTCCGTCTGCGTGCCCCCGCCCGCGATGCGAGCCAGTTCGTTGAACATATCCTCTTGTTGCAAATCGCGCAGCGCGTTGATCGTGCTGTCGGGGTCGCGTTTTGCCGCAAGATCTACAAGCGAGATGAAAGCCGGTCGAGATACGCCGACCAGCGCTTCGTCGGGGATGCCTTCAGGTCTGGCGATGCGCAGCGCCGCCATCGCGTTCGGCATGTTCTGCTCGCCGATAGACTGCACGAGCATGTTGTGGGCGCGCGACTGGGCAATGCCGCCGCCGGTTGTCGCGTCGGCGGCAGCACCGATGCCTTTGCCGATCAGCTTAGTGGCCAAGCCCATGACAAACGGTGCGCCTGCGCCGAAGGCCATGCCGGTCGTGAGGTCGGCAGGGTCAACCATCGCGGCTGACGCGCCACCAGCGGTCGTGCCGCCCAGCACACGAGGAATGATGGCGCCTGCGCCTTGGCCACCCGCAAACCCGCCTGTCTCAAACGCTCGCGCGACGTTAGGAAACCGCGCAGCGGCAGCGGGGGCCAGCAGCGGTCCGACGCCTGCGGTCCCGGCAATCTCGGTTCCGATCTTGCCAACGGTGCGGCCAATCGCGCTGGGTTCCGCGCCCAAGCGCTCGGTCGCGAACTGCTCGATCAGCGCCCTGCGACGAGCGCTTTCTTCTGGTGTGCGGTCGGCCACACCCAGTTCTGACAAGAACGGCGGCAGCCCCAACAGCGTGCCGCCTAGCCGCTCGGCCTCACCTGCGCCGCGCAGCACAGTCGAGCCGATGTTGCCAAGACCCGTCACTACGCCACCCGCTACGTTGCGCCCCATCTGCCCCAAGTAAGAGCGCTCGACGGGGATGGCGTCTTCAAACGAAAACGACTGTGGTCTTTGGGCTTCTTCAAAAGAAAAACCAGTTGCCATTATTCACTCACAGGAATGAATTGCTTTCCGTCCCATCGGGCCGGGCCTCTGGAAGTCTGGTACACCTGCCCTGCAACAGCGTCTTCTTTTTTGGTCGGCATTGGCAGCGCAGTCTGACGCCCTGCGCCAGTAGGCGCCTCGGCGCCTACTGACCCTCTAGAGGGCAGTGCAACCGCAGGCGCAGCGCCTTCGCGGTATGCGTAGGTGTCTTCAAACGCTTCGCGGGTGCGTTGCTGGGCAGACCGAATAGCGCCTAGCGCGTCCCTCAAACCTTTTTGCAAATCTTCAGTTGACTGCGTGCGTTGTAAAACCCCAAACGCGTCGCGTAGATACTGACCTTCTTGGTTGGATACTTGCCCAAGCGCGCCGCCTGTCGTAGATGCATCACGCATGGCTTGCAATTCACTAAAGCCGCCTTGCGCGACGATGGATTTGTACAGCGCCTCCGCACGGCGACCTTCATTAGTAATGCCCACTATCCGACCGCCAAGCAAACCTGTGATTTGATTAAGCCCGGGATGCGCGATGAGTTCTTCAATCTGCGAAGCAAGTTTGTCTGACTTAGCGTCAAACGCAGTAACTGCCGTTTTTGCTGCCGGAAGTTTAGCCTCGCGGTTTTGCCGTTCACGCGGAGTCAGCCCTTCCATAAACTGTGGCGGGGTCTTGCCCAGCGCTTCTTGACGTGTGGCGTATGTCACTTGGCCCGTACGCGGGTCAACCACCGGCACCGGCGTTTCAATCGTCACTCCACTGGGTTTGCCCAGCGCCTCAATACGCGTTTGAAGTTCAGCGCGAGCAGGACTGCCCTCCGGTAATGCATCGCGCGCCTCCATCAGTCTAAGCAGTTCAGGCGGCGCAAATTGCTGAGGTCTGCCCACCTGCGCGGCTTCCAAGTTGAGCTTGCGCGTCTTGGCTTCCGTTTCTCTAATACCCGCTTCTTCCTTTCTTCGGCCCGTGATGTATTCGGCCATGCCCGGCGTGGTCTGGATGTACTGGTCCGTCGCCGCTCGACGCTGCTCGGGCGTCATCAGCAGCATCTCAGCAATCGTAGACTCAAGACCCTCACCCATTCCGCCTTGCTTTAAGGTCTGCCAAGCACGCGCAAGGTTATCCGCAGACGGATCGTCACGCAGATTGAACAGCGTTTGCGCCAGCGTCCCTTGGCGCTTGCGCATCTGCTCCTGCTTGCGCGCCTCGGCCTCTTGCTGCGCTTTCAACTGGCCTTGTTGCGCTTCCAGCGCCTTAAAGCCTTGCTCGCCGAACGGCACAACGTCGGCAAACGTCAGCGGCGCGCCGCTTTGCGCTCGCGTCATCAGCGCGTTCCGGCGCTCCTCGTCGAGCTGCATCTTCTGCATCCGCATCTGGTTCAGCGCGTTGGCTTGCTGCGCCTGCTGAAGCTGGGCGAACTGCGCCATCATGTTCAGCGGAGACTCAAACCGAGGCTGCTGAATGCCGGCGGCGATCAGTTGGTTGATTGCCATGCTGACTCCTTACAGGCTGCCTTGGCCGTAGCTGGCTGCGTAGGCGTATGGATCGCCGCCATAAGTCAGCCCTATGTAGGGGTTTCGCGCAGCCAGTTGGTTCATAAACTGGTTTTGCATATAAAGGTTTGCCCCAGTGCCAAACGCGCCGGTCAGCGCGTTTGCAGCGCCGATCTGGCCAGCAGCGCCAGCAGCGCCGATCTGACCGGCAGCGCCCGCTTGGGCCGCGCCAAGGTTTGCCATCTGGCCTGCGATGTTGGACGCAAGCCCTTGGCCAGACTGCTGCATCTGCATAAGCGGCAAGAGGCGCGCGCTGCGCTCGCCTGCAAACTGGCCGTACTCCATCTGGCCCAGCGCCTGACGCCGAGCCTGTTCATCAGCAAACCTGCCGTACTCGGTCTGGCCAAGCCCGGCGCGGCGCGCCTGCTCGTTTGCAAACCGACCGTACTCCATTTGGCCCAAGCCTGCACGGGCCGCGCGCTCTTGCTGGAACCGCTGGAAGGCGTTGCCGTACTCTTGCGAGGCTAAACCTTGGCCAAACCGCTGGAACGCCTTGCCGGCGCCGCCTGACAGGAGCCCACCGCGTGCAGCGGCGCTGCGCTCAAGCGCCTTCAGCCCCTCGGACATCCGGAACGCATAGCCGGGGTCGGCTTCAAAATTGAACCGTTGCGCGGCCAGTTCGTTAATCCCTAGCCCTTCGGAAGGCGCGTACTGTTGCGCTGCAATCTCGCCCGGTGACAGCCCCGCCGTCTGCTGAAACTGTTGGCTATTAATGTCCGCAGCCGACAGTCCGGCTGAAGGGCGGTACTGTCGGGGGCGCCGCAGCTCACGCATCAGCATATTTTGCGCTGCCAAACCGCCTTGCCGGAACGGCGCTTGAGTTTCAAGCTGGCGCTCAAACATCCGCTCTTGCGCCTCCATGCCCTCGCGGGCAGACTGCGCTTGCGTGGCGGCTGCTTTGCGGGACGCGCGGGCGCCCATCGCGCCGCTTAGTAGCGAGCCGCCAATAATTGCCCCTGCGGTTCCGATAGCCATTACAGCACCTCTTTTATAAACGTCCGCTCAAGCGGACGGTAGCCACGGCGGGCGTACAGATTGTGCATCTTTTCCTCGTTTTTGTCAGCCAACGCAAGCATGAAGACAGCGTCTGCACCCGTGCTTTGCGCCCAGTTTTCAATAGCCTCTACCAGCGCTTTTCCGGCGCCGACGCCGCGAGCGGCTTCATCTACCCACCAAAACAACTCCTGCGCGATATGGCGCTGTGCGTTGAAGTAGGCTGGGTAGACAATTGCAGCGGTCATGCCCACTAATGCGCCGTCTTGGTCTGCTACCCAAAAGCCAATGTCAGGGTTGTCAAGCGACGTGTCACAAAAACGATAAAAGCTCTCGTAGTCAAACGGAATCGCTTGATGCACTGGTGACATCGCGTGGAACTTGGCCCCCATATCAACCAACGCTGCCAAGTCTGGCTTGTCTGCGTTACGAACGTTCATGCTTTTAGCGCTTTCAGCTCATCTATTTGTTTGCTCAGTTCTTGAATCGCGCGCACAAGAACAGGGACGAGCGCGCCAGGCGACAGACTCTGCGTGCCGTCGTCGCCCTGATGCCAGATTGATTGACCGTTGGGCAATTGATGCTTGTCAATCGCCGCTTTGACCTCTTGAGCAATGAAGCCTTCGTAGGTCGTATCAGATGCGCCCATGCACGGCGCGGCGTCGTCTGCGTGCAGCCGTTCAAACTCGGGCGGCACGTCGCGCTTGGCTTTCCAACGAAACGTTACTGGCCGCAGATCGTTTACGAAGGCAAGCCCGACGTTGTAGTCTTGGATGTCAGTCTTCAGCCGCGCGTCAGAAGCAGCCGTCCATGTCGTAGCTACACCATTTAGTTGAATGTATACTTTGTTGGTCTGGTCACCTAGTGTCGCATAGGCGTTGGCAAACCCTGTGACGCGGTTGCCGATGACAATCTGGTTGCTGCTGGAAGAAGCCGACACGTCAGCTTCGGCGCCGATAATAACGTTGTAATCGCCAGTTTCAAGCGCAGTGCCGCTCGTCGTGCCAAGGGCTGCGTCAGCGCCAACCAGCACATTGAACTCACCGTTTGTAACCTCAAACCCCGCAGCAGCGCCTACGGCGGTGTTGCTGCTTCCTGTAGAGTCGTACAGCGCGCTTTCGCCGATTGCGGTGTTGCTTGTGCCTGCTGAGTTGGTATATAGCGCGTCAAGACCAACAGCGGTGTTGGTGGGCAAACTGTTGGCGCGGCCTGTTCCAACATAGATGCCATTAAATGTGCCAAACTGGATAATGTTGAGCGTGTCAGTCGTAAAATTTTGGCCAAAGGTCATGGCGGCGTTGGTTGACCGCAACACAGGCTTACCGTCAACGGACAGACCCAACTGGCCAGCAGCCACGCGGTACAGGCCACTGTCGCTATCGTTGGCAAACGAATAGGTCGGCAGCGCGGCCGTGCCATTCGCACCCAAGATCCGCGCGGCTGAGATGTTGGAACTGACGTTATCGACCGTCCAGATCGTGGAGTCGGTCGAGGTCTTCAACAAGAACTTGTAGGGGTCTTGTCCTAGCCAAATGTTCGCCTCGCCGCGCGAGTTCAAAATCACCGGATTGGTGTTGGGCGTCGCGCCGGTCGAGTCTGTGTAGGTCGCAAGCGGTGTGGTCGTGCCAGCCGCGTAGGTGTACAGTTTGCCGGCAACGAGCGGATTGCCGTCGTTGTCGAAGAACTGTAGCCGGGGTGCGGGAGATAAATTAAAGCTCATAGGGCCACCTCAGAAACGGTCAGAATGGCCGATGGAATGGCCGGGCAGAAGGCGGTCGCCGCTTCTGCGATCAATTGTACCGAAGTCGTGTCGACCGCCCACATCAGTTCAAAGTAGCTGCCGCCTTGCATGTTCAGCATAAACGACCACGCGGCAACCAACTCTGCGTTGTTGCCTTGAATGCGGGCGCGGCCGGCTGAAAACGGTACGTCAATTCCATTGATGCGCGGCCAAATAAAGACACTGCCTACGCCGCCTGAGGTCTTGTCCAGTTGCAGCGAAAATTGGATTTCGTAGACGCTTACATCAGGCACAAAGATGCGCGAAGTTGGCGTGCCACGCTGAATGGCAAACGATACCGTCTCGCTGTTGAACGTGACCGCGTAGGGTGTGTCAATCGCAGCAGCGGTCTGCGTTGTGGTGTCGTAGAACGATCCGTAGCGCGGGCTGCGGTTCAAAAACCGATACCACTCCCGCGACATCAGGTCAGCGGTCCCGGCCTCAAGCAGCGGCACGCGCTGCGCTGGAATGCGGAAGGGGGTTGGATTAGGCATTGGTGGCGCTCGCGGTGAGTTCAGCCCCCATGATCGCGATCTTGACCGGGTCGGTGCCGCTCACCTCGTAGACGCGGTCGCGCAGCCTTACCGTGCTGCCCAGCCGCCGCCAGATGACCCGCGTGCCGGTGGCGCCGATCGCGCCCATCGACCGCCAGTGCTCGCTTGACCAGTTGTGGCCAGCGTCGTCCGACCAACGCAGCATGACCTGCGGGTCGGAGCCTTGCCCGGTTACCAGCCCCACGCCTGACTCGCAGTCGAGCTGTAGGTTGTGCTGCACCGTGCGCTTGAGGTTGTTTTGGCCTGTGGGCAGCGCCCGCCAAGACCGCAGCCACCTTTGCGGCAGCAGATTGTCGGTGTAGACGTCGGGGTCCAGTTCGTAAAGTTTGCCGTTCTCAAAATCGCCCGCGATGATCTTGCCGTTGAAAAGCGCCATCGTGTTGGGCCTGTAGCGCGTAAAGGCGCCGTCAATCCAACCTGCACGCTCATGCCACAATTGCGTACTCAGGTCATAGACCCACGTCTTAGCCACGGTCGGAAAGGTCAGGACGTAGAACGGATGCCCGTCCTGTTGGTACGCCATGCCAATTGCATTTGATATGTCGCCGTAAGCGCGGATCGCCGTTTCAATCGCATGCGTGCTGACGCGCTCGCCAACGTAGCCGTTGGACCGGTAGACAATTCCTTGGCCTTCCGCATTTCGGCCGAGCCAAAAGACGCGGTTAGACACTTTGGTGGTCGAGTACCTGGCCACACAGCCAATCTCGTTAAAGGCGCCTGCGATGCGCTCAAGCGGGAAGTCAGGCCCGCCCGCGTTGTACCAGACCTCAGTTGACGTCTCGCCAAACACCCACACTTCACGGTTGCTAACCAACACCGACACAATGTTGTCAGGCGCCCCTTCAGCGCTTGCGAAGTCCAGCGGGTCGACCGACGTGCCGTCCAGCAGCGCGGTCACCCATAGCTTTTGGCTGTTAGGCTCGGCGAACACAAAGTATCCGTCTATAAGGCCAACCGAAGACGCGCCGGGAAAGTCAGGGTCCGTGATCTGTTGAAATTGGTTGGTGTCAACGTTGTAGATAAAACTGCTGCCAGATGGATCGCTACACGCAAAGAATACTTGAACGCCGTTGTAGGCGATCGACACTGGCCCAGCGCCCAAATTAGCGCTGACGGTCGTTCGAAGCGTCGTACCGTAGTCAGATTCCACCAGCCAAAAACGAGTGTTGGTGCCTAGCGCATCGTCTGACGTGACTACCAACAACAAGTCCAGCCCGTCGTTTTGCGGCACTTGCGGGTTAGATTTGTTTTGCGGAAGAACAAACATTCCCCGGATCGGCCCGCCTGTAAGTTGCACGACAGGTTTAAGCCCTGGCGTGCGCCGCAAAAAAGCAGGCTCCTTGCCGCCTTGCTGCACTACTTCCGGATAGAGGTTGACGCAGCGGTCGTTTGCGGCGTTGATGCTCGCCGCGACATAAGAAGCGCCAAGAATGGGCGTCTTCATCAGTAGCCGCCTGCGAAGATGTTGAAACGCTGCCTACGGCGCGCGATCAGGCTGTACGGCAGCGCCATGATGTCGTCGGGATTGTTGATGCGCTTCAGGCTGCGCTTGGACGCCATCGCAATCCGCTGCACGGTGGGCGGCGGCTCAACACCAAACTCAGGCGCGAGCTCGCACGCGAGGCAGTACCGGAACGCCCGCAGGTAGCCTGGCGGGAACTGAAGGATAGTGTTAAGCGACGCAGCCTGCGTGAGCGGCTGCACCGACACCAGATGAAATTCCAGATCCTTCGTCGGACGCGGATACAGGTACATCTCGACGTTGGGGAAGGTCATGTTGACCCACATCATCTGTGGGAACGTGCTCCCCGCAGTCT